CTGACTTCACGTTGGAGCAACGCAGGGATGCAATCGATGAGGTTATCAGAGAGGCGACAATGGCGGGGGTTAACTCCCGAAAGTGGGATGAAATAATCACTGGAATGCAGGAAGAAATGCTTGGTTAATCAAGTAAGGTATGGTACGATTCAAACAAGGAGAAAGCAATGAGAAAGCTTAATGAGTGGTTTGCAAATCAAATTTCAAGTCTGGCTGGGTTTTTCGGCGACAAGTCAATAATTTACGAAATGAAAGTATCAGAAGCTGACATGATTGAAGCAGCAGGCAGGTTTGGGTTTTTCTATTTTGATTGTGGCGATGGTTTTGTGTTATCAAGACCTAAGTTTTGTAAATAAGGAGAAAGAAATGGCTGAAGATAAAAAGATTTACGCAGGTTCGGGAAGAAAGGTCAATCCTTACATTCGTGGAATTTCTGTTTGCTTGGACGACATCCAGCAGTACGCAGTCCGCTCAGAAAAGAACGGCAAATTCTACGTCAAGCTCAATGTTGTGGATTTGAAGCAATCCAATCAATGGGGCAAGGATGTTTCGGTTGAGATTGACACGTGGAAACCCGAATCAACACGGAAGTCAACCACGGAAGCACCCTGGAAGTACCACGGAAGTCAAAAGCAGAACACGCCGGAGAACTTTGTTGATGATTCCGGCGACCTTCAAATCCCATTTTGATATGACCGAGCGAGAACGCTTTGAGTATCAAGAAAACCGTATCCGGCTGATGATTAATCGTGGTTGCAAATGCGAGGTGTGCGGGAAGCCGTTGCACCTCGGCAACCTACAGCTTGCTCACAGGATACCAAAAGCTAAAGGCTACTTGAAGAGGTACGGGAAGGATGTGATTCATCATCCGCTGAATTTGGCTACAGTGTGTTGTCTAGAATGCAACAGCAGAGTATTACTTGATCCAAAAACACACCCGATAGAAGCACAAGAATTGATAGATAGAATCAAGGAGGACGTATGAAATTACTAAAGGTTTTGAATAAAGATTTGACTAGCCCGTATCAAGGGTTCAAGTTTGAATTGGGCAAGAAGTATGTGTGCGATGATTTTGATACATCGGGCAAGGAATGTTCTAAAGGCTTCTACGCTGTCGATTTTAATGGATTGGTGTATGCAATCAATAATGGTGGTCAAAAACATTCTGTATTTGAGGTAGAAGTTGGTGGAAGAAGCAAAGAGTTCAACCAATTCAAACGAAGGTACGAGGAAATCACGATTCTACGTGAATTGGCCGAGGACGAAATCAAAGAGGGGTTGTTGGCCTGCGAGGAAAAAGAGGGATATAGGGTCTGTGAGGCGTGTTATCCAGTTAATCCGTTTGAAGTTAATCCGATGCCACTAGAAGATGCAAAGAAACTACTTGAAGAATGGAAAAAAGTCAGGGGTTCGGACAGGGATTCGGTCTGGGATTCGGTCTGGGATTCGGTCAGGGTTTCGGTCAGGGATTCGGTCTGGGATTCGGTCTGGGATTCGGTCTGGGTTTCGGTCTGGGATTCGGTCAGGGTTTCGGTCAGGGTTTCGGTCTGGGATTCGGTCAGGGATTCGGTCAGGGCATATATTTCTTCATTGTTCACAAATATCGAGCAATGGAAATATGTGAAACATGAAGCTGGAGTCAATCCGTTCCAAAGCGGTATCAATTTATGGAAAGGTGGGTATGTGCCCAGCTTTGACGGCAAGACTTGGCGATTGCACACGAAAGATGAGGTTGTATGGGAGGACTAATGTTCACATTCAATCTGACCGACCCAATGCCGTGGGAAAAGAACGAGCAACCAGACTTCTCAACCGAGAGCCATGACTTTTATGTGGAGGAATACTTCACGAAGAAAGTACGGACGCACAGTGACGGCTCGGAAAATCGCAAGACAAAGGATTGGTATGTTGCAATCGCCATAGAGAAAGCCACTGGCACTAGGACGTGGGTGGTGAGCAATGGAGTTGAAATCATCAATGACGCAAGGGGACTTGAGGCTATTGCGGTTCTCACAGATATGTACCGATTTGTGAATAGGAGGTAGTATGAACGCTGGAAAACAATTTGAAAAGGACTTCAAGGCATCAGTGCTTGACGACCAGTTTTTCTTGAGGCTGAATGACGCTGGTGGATGGTCAAAGTCTGTAGACCTACGGTTCACCCCTTCACAGCTCTGTGATTGCCTGTTATTCACTCGTGGCACGTTGTACCTCCTGGAACTCAAGAGCCACACAGGACGGAGCATTCCTGCAACATGCCTCAAGCAGACTGATGCACTGGCTACTGTGGACTATGTAGGCACCTTCCCAGCCTTTGTGTGCAACTTCCGTGACTACTCGGAGACTTATATCATCGGTGCATATTTCGTGCAACAGGAGCTATCCGTTAGGAAGAGCCTGTCACTGGAGACTTGCAGGGAACTTGGGACTTTGATACCTCAGAAGAAGCTGAGGATTCACTGGCGTTATGATTTAAGCGTCCTATGAAATCCGATAGTTCCATTAAACGCATTTCATGGAATTAGTAAGATTGCTTATATCCAGAATCGTGGTATTATGGATTTATGGCCACTACCAAGCGGTAGATGGATGCGCAGGGAGCGAGGTGCAGACAAGCCTCATAAGCTATGTCGTTGGGGGTCGGTTCCCCACCCTGCTATCGGGGCTGAAATGGTGTCGATTGTTCTAGAAAGCCACACGTGGACAGAACAAGACGAGGGTTCGATTCCCTCCAGCTCCAAAAGGGGGAGTTGTGAGATTTAGAACAAAGGTCAGAGAGCTTGAAGCGATCCAGTTTGATGGTACGAATATCGAAGCAATCAATACACTCACAGGACTTCAATTTAAGCTTAAGGAAACACTGCATGTAAAGTATCTGCTCTGCGGTGGCGGCTTGGTCAACTTGGGCGACTGGGTAGGGGTAGAGGACGGCAAGATAAAAATCTTGGGTGCAGCAGAACTGGAAAATGATTACACGCCAGTACCGAACAAAGGACAATAGAAATGAAAACAATTTACATAAGCGGGCCGATGAGCAACACACCGAATAGCAATCTAGAGGCTTTCGATGAGGCTGAAAAACAGCTCAAACAATTGGGCTTCGATGTGCTGAATCCGCACAAGATATGCGAGGAGCTGAATATCAGATTCTTCGAGATGGGCAAGGTTCCGACATACGAGGACTACTTGAAAGAGGATATCATCCAGATGCTGAGTAAGTGCGATACAGTGCTGGTACTCCCTGGCTGGAGGCAAAGCAAAGGAAGCAAGTTGGAGATTGCGAATGCGATCGCATGCGGCTTGGATGTTGTCTTCGATATTTCCGATGTATAATAACGAAAAACGTGTTATCATAGGAGGAGGAGGCTTACATGAAGAACGTTGTACATTTATGCGATTGCATGGAATTTATGAAGGGGATCCCAGATAAGTACTACGAGTTGGCTATTGTTGACCCACCGTATGGGATTGGGATGGACGGTGGAAATGTCGGCTATAAAGGGTTCAACAACTTTGAAAAAAAGGAATGGGATGCATCGCCGCCGTCAGCAGAGTTCTTTGAAGAACTGCGCAGGGTGTCAGCAAATCAAATCATCTGGGGTGGGAATTACTTTGGGTTGCCGCCGACACGGTGCGTCATAGCATGGGATAAAGGAGAGGGCTTTTATAACAGGACATACGCTGAGATTGAAATGGCATGGACATCGTTTGACAGAAACGCAAGGATATTCAAGCGAGATCCGCTTGCGAAAGGTGATTACCGCGGAAAGGTTCACCCCACTCAAAAGCCCGTAGCCCTCTACAAGTGGCTCTTAAAGAACTACGCAAAACCCAACGATAAGATATTTGACTCTCATGTTGGAAGCGGTTCAATAAGGATAGCTTGCCACGACATGGGGTTTGACTTTGAAGGGTGCGAGATTGACAAGGACTATTGGGAGGCGCAAGAGGAACGATACAATACTCACATAAGCCAGCAAGACTTATTCAGTGGTGAAGAAATGCAGAAAGTAATCTATCAAGAGGCGTTCTTATGACCTACCAACAGATGCAGACAGCGAAAATATGGTAGACTCTGAGTAAAGGAGTTGCTATGAACAAAGTACATTTATGCGATTGCATGGAGTTTATGAAGGGCATCCCAGACAAATACTACGAGTTGGCTATAGTCGACCCGCCGTATGGGATTGGGGCAGGTGGAAAATCTTTTATGAACGGAGCATCAAAAACTGCACATAAATACACACGAGATTTATTATGGGATAGTGAACCTCCAACTGAGCAATACTTTTCTGAATTGCGCAGAATATCGAAAAACCAAATAATCTTTGGAGGTAATTATTTTACTTTGCCACCATCACGTTGTTTTTTGATTTGGGATAAAACAATTCATGGAAATAGTTATGCAGATTGTGAAATGATGTGGACTTCGTTTGATTCTGTTGCACGGATTTACCGCAAAAATATGGTTGCAATAACACTTGATGGACGTATCCACCCCACCCAAAAACCCGTCGCTCTCTACAAATGGTTACTCAAGAACTATGCCAAACCCAATGATAAGATATTTGACTCCCATGTTGGCAGTGGCTCAATCCGTATTGCTTGCCATGATATGGGATTCTCATTTGAAGGTTGTGAGATTGACAAAGATTATTGGGAAGCACAGGAGGAAAGATACAATACTCACATAAGCCAACAAGACTTATTCAGCGGGGAAGAATTGCAAGAGATTATATACTCGGATGGGGTGTTGATATAATGCACAAACCCAACAACCTTGACACTTCTGAATAATGTGTTATAATAAAGGCATGGCAAAAATGGGTAGACCAAAGATAGAAATTGATTTTGAGAAGGTAGACGCTCTTTGTGCAGTCTTTTGCAACTGCAAAGAGATTGTCTCTGTGCTCAATTCTTTCGACATCAACTGCTCATATGATACTGTCGAGAGAAGGGTAAAAGAGCAATTTGGCGTAACATTTGCGGAATATGTTGAACAAAAGCAGATGGCGTTCGCAAAACCAAAACTTAGAAAGGCTCAGTTCGATTGCGCTCTTGGTGGTAATGCAACCATGCTCATCTGGCTCGGAAAACAATACCTAGGTCAGATAGACAGGCAAGAGATGAAAATCGAGGGTGGTGATACACCTGTTGAAATCAAGCAGACCATAGACAAGGTCAAGGCAATGGTCAATGACAACCAATGAGGCAAAAGGACTAATCGAATATCCAGTAGCATTTGCTCACCTTCTAGGATACAACCTCCTGGAGGGTATCCATAACGAATGGATAAAGACATTGCTTTGGAGGGATGAAGATTACACACTCCAAGCTCATAGAGATTCATATAAAACAACATGTTTGATCGTGGCGGTTACGATGGCAATGATTCTCCGCACCGACTTGACTATTCTGCTCCTACGCAAGGAGAGCGGTTCAACGGTTGAATTTGTAAGGGCGGTCAAGAAGAACCTCCAATCAGATATTGGGCAAGCATTCTCAATGGCGGTCAACAAGAAGCCTATCCAACTGCTCAAAGATACCCAAACGGAAATCCACACCAACCTTTTCACTGGCCAAGGGATCAAGGAATCCCAACTGGTAGCAGATGGTATACGATCATTCGCCATAACCGGAAAGCACTTCAAGAGAATCTACACAGATGATATTGTTACTTTGAAAGACCGCATTTCAAACGCTGAGAGAATCCAGACTGATAATGTGTATCAAGAATTACAGAATATCCGAACCAAGGGCGGGGTGATACTCAACACAGGTACACCGTGGCACAAGCAAGACACCTTCAGACTCATGCCTAAGCCGGAGTTATTCACGATCTACGACACTGGACTCTTTGACGAGGAAGGGATCCTCAAGAAGAAACGGAGCATGACAGCTTCCCTGTTCTCCGCCAACTACGAATTGAAGCACGTTGCCGATGAAGATTGCCTGTTCCCGAATCCCAAATACGAGAAGTATCCTTACGTTGATGGAATCGCCCATATAGACGCTTCTTACGGTGGAGCGGATACCACTGCACTGACAATCATGTGCAAGCATGACGGCAAGCTATATGCATTTGGGAAGGTCTGGCCTACGCACGTACAGAACCATTACAATGAGATACTATCCCTCTTGCAGAAGTACAAGGCAGGCACGCTCTACATGGAGCGCAATGCTGACAAGGGCTATCTTGCTAAGGAGTTCGGGCAGATGTGGCCGAATATCTCAACGTACAGCGAGCACATGAACAAGCACATCAAGATTAGCACCTATTTGAAATCCGCTTGGAATGATATATACTGGACACCAGAGACAGACCCAGAGTACATAGAGCAGATTGTAGATTACCAAGAGAACCAAGGGCACGATGATGCACCCGACTCAGCAGCATGTACAGTACAAAGGCTAGAGAAGGGCACTTACTCAGTAGGGAGATAACATGGACGGAAAGACGATAAAAGAACTGATTGACGGCTACACCTCAACGAACATTTACAGGCAGATGCAACTGTATTATGACCTGTACATGAAGCGCAATCCAAACCTCATGGAACGGATCAGACAAAGAGAGCTGAAGAGACGCACCCCGAACTGGTGTGTGCCGACCGCATATTTCTCAACGGTCATTGACACGCATGCTGGCTACCTCTTCAGCAATGTACAATACGATAGCAAAAATGACGACTATGAAGCGCACATCCAAGAAATCCTTGACGACAATAACGTGAGCGTTAAGGACATGAAGGCAGGGCTTAATGCTTTGACGTTCAATCGTGCTTACGAGCTCGTCTACACTGTCGGGGATGGGGAGAACCTCAAGGGCACGCAAATCAAATTTGCACCGCTTGACCCTCTCTCTGTTGTTCCCATTTACTCCGACACCATCGAGCCGGAGATTATCGCTGTTGTGTGGTTCCGTGAGAGCAACGGCGCAAAGCTAGCTGACTACATTACCGCTACCGAGTGGACACAATTCAGAGCAGAGAAGGATGACTATACCAAGATTGACACAAGGGAACTCACCTTCTCCATGTGCCCTGTGGTGGAATACCGTTCGGAAATGATAGGCGACACCTCCCCGTTTGATGCTGTTGTGTCCTATATCGAAGCTCTCGATTGGGCAATCACAGGCAACTCAAACGAAATTGATCGCATCGTTGACGCAATTCTCCTTCTTGGTAAGAAGCTCTCACCAGACGACCGAGACCACCTCAACGAAATCAAGACCCTTGAGGATATTTCAAAGGACGAAATCACCCCGCAGTTCCTTGAGAAGAACCTTTCACCAGAGTTCCGCAAGTACGTGACCGACCTCCTTATCCAAGAAATCTACCGCCATTCGCACACTGTAGACTGGCATACGCAGATGGAAGGCGAGGCTTCTGCAAAGGCGTTGAAGATAAAGCTCTTCGATATGGACATGTACTCAAAGCGGATTGAGAAGGTCTTTGTTGAGGGCACACAGAAGCGACTTGACCTTATCATGGAACTTGTCAGGCTTAGAGACAACTTACAGCCTGAGCAGTTTACCATATCCTTCGAGCGCACACTACCTACTGACAATGAGACACTTATCCAGGTACTTACCGGAGTTGATTGGATATCTAATCAGACCAAGCAAGAATGGGTAGGGCTGAACAGTGATATCGAACAAGAAAGGCTTGCTGGCGAGGCTCCGATGATTAACCTAGATGATATGGGGGAAGCTGATGACATTGCAACAGATGCAGACAGCCAAGAGTAAGGCAATCGACTCCATCCTCCTGTCCATCGAATCCGAGATAAAGAAAACTTATCGTTTCGGCAGGGATAATGTGACTGGATTGGTCAAGGATGTATACGCAAAGTATCTCACGAGCGTTGACAGCGCAGACTACTACAAGACCTTGAACCTCTATAACCGCCTCAAGACTATGGAACAGGAAATCAAGGGCGTGTATATCCAGATTGGTAAGGAAACACGAAAGACAATCACTAAAGGCATGTACACTACCTTCGATGAATCCTATCTCATGGACAGATACACAACAGCTTTCTTCGCTGACCAGATAGGAACAAACATCAAATATGCCGCACCTAATCCGATTGTCAGAGAAGTTGCGGTAACTGGTGATATATCAAGACTGAATAAATTGCGAGATGATAGACTTGCAGCCATAGCTAAAGGCATGATACCTCCTAGCGGTGACACGCTTACAGGGATCCTAGTCAACAATCTCAACCAAGAATTGACCAAGACGCTGAGAGTAGTCAAACAAGGGCTTATTAATGGACAATCCTACGTTAAGCAAGCACAAGCACTCAAGGCAACCTTTGACGGCAACGCTTACAACGCTCTTAGAGTAGTGAGGACGGAAGGCAACCGACTGGCTAACGCAGGGAGTTATGCAAACTCAGAGGACTTGAAAGCTGAAGGCGTGAGAATCCGTAGGCAATGGGTAGCAACACTGGACGGACGGACACGAGACAGCCACCAAATGTTAGATGGACAGTTTGAAGATGAAGACGGCTTGTTTCACATTCATGGATTGTCTGCAAGGTATCCTGGCGACTTTGGCGACCCTGCGGAAGATATCCAGTGCAGATGCACCACCATTGACGTTGTGCCAGGGCTGGAGCCTACGCTACGCAGGGGTGTGAATCCGGTTACTGGTAAGAGCGATATTGCATCATATAAAGATTATGATACTTGGAAAAAGGAACAGCCGACAGCAGTTGCAAAAAATAATATCACTAGAAACTATGATAGCGATGTAGCTAAAAAATTAGGTAAAGACAATTACAATGAGTTGCATGATATTATTGAAAAAAGTGATAATAAAGATGCTACTAACCTTTATAATAAGTATGAGAGTGAGATTAATATAAAGGATAATAATCATTCTGGCGGTGCATATTTTAATCCAAGCGATGAGAAGATAGTATTTAATATTGAAAATGATAGGACTGGTAGCGAATTTTCAAACCCATATCAAACATTTGTTCACGAGACAGGGCATGCCATTGACTACAAATTAGGTAAAAATTATGATGGTGTGACACACTACTCACAAGGATATAATAATAACGAATTTGGCAAAGCTATACGGAGTGATGTTGATACATGGGCAAAATCATATAAGGATGAAATGCTACCAGAAATAGTGAAGCATATGGAAAATAAGGAATATGGTGCAATATGGGATAAGTACGGAGAAAATACAGATTTATCAACAGTAATTGGTGGCAAAAAAGAATATAACATACAATGGGGTTATGATAGAATATCAAGAGAACTGGAAGGTTTACCTAATAAATCTCTAACAGAAATAAGTGATATTGTGGAAGGGGCTACAGACGGCAAGTGTAAAGTTATAGTCGGTCATGGAGAGGAGTATTGGAGAAATAAAGGAATGCTTGAGACTGAAGCGTTTGCAGAGATGCTTAGCGCTACGCTTACAAATAAGGATAGTTTGGATGTATTGAAAAAATACCTGCCAAACGCCTATAGTGTTTTTGAGAAGATGATAAAGGAGGTTTTGTAATGGCAGAATTAAAAGAACTATGCATAGATTACTCAAAGAAGTTTAAGAAACCGTTTCCAATATTCATGGTTATGGGTATGAGTGACGAGGATGTTAAAAGGATTATAAAAGATAGCATACGAACCGGAATTGAGTATAAACCAAAAGCTGTAAATGGTGCAATATATTAGGAAAGACCTTGTGACTGGGAAGACGGATATTATCAGCTTTAAGACTTATGACAAGTGGAAGAAGCAGGGATTGAGCTAGGCTTTACAACCTAACAAATCCGTGCTATTATTAACACAGGCACAGATAGTGTCAAGATTGACAGATTAACAAAGAGGTGTTAACATGGCAGATGAAGTAAAGACGAATCAGGAAGCTGGTGGCGTTTCTACTGAAGAGAAAGTGACGAATCCTATTGAGGGTGGCGTTACCAACACAGACGACCTTGAGAAAAGGATTCAATCGGCTGTAGACAAAACTGCAAGTAAAATCAAGAAAGAGTACGAAGCCAAACTTGCTGAAGCCAATTCAAAGCTTGCTGAAATCCAGAAGTCACAAATGACCGATGAACAGAAGCGTGAAGCCGAGAAGAGGGAACTGGAAGAGAGGGCTAAGGCACTCGCAGAGCGTGAGCGGAAGCTGACCGTCATTGAAGCACTGGCTGATGTGGGCTTGCCCCCAGATTTTGCAAATCGCATCAGTGGTAAAGACGAAGATGAAATCAAGGCTGACGCAAAGGCACTGAAGGAATTTCTCGACAAGAAGGCTCATGAGCTTTCAGAAGCCGAGATAGCGAAACGACTGAAAGGCGAAGTACCAAAGGGCGGGGAAACCAAGAAGAAGCTCACTGAAGCTGAGATTGAAAAGCTCCCAACCAGAGAGGAACGCCAAAAAGCCCGCCGAGAAAACGGGTACATTGTATAGAGGTAAAACATGGCATATGACAATTTCAAGCCACAGTTGTGGGCAGATAGCATTCTTGAGAACCTAGACAATTCGCTTGTCTTTGGTGCTCTCGCAAACAAGGACTTCGAAGGTGAGATTAAGGGCTATGGCTCTAGCGTAAAGATTAACGAAGTCGGTAATGTGAGCGTTGCGGCTTACTCTGGCACCGTCAGCTACGAAGAGTTGACCGATGCAGACAAGATCCTTCAGATTGACCAGAAGGTGTATGCGGCCGTCAAGATTGATGATGTGGACGCTATTCAGTCCAAGCCCAAGCTCGTGTCCAAACTTGCCCAGCGGATTGCTTACGGCATGGCTAACGATATTGACGCCTTCCTTGCTAAGGAATACGCAAACGCTGGTATCACTGTTTCCGGCACCACTTCTAGTGCGACCGAAGTGTCCAGCGCAAACGTCATTTCCCTGTTCACTGGTGCAGCTCGTAAGCTTGACGAGGCCAACGCTCCGCAGGCTGGGCGTGTAGCGGTCGTTCCCCCGTGGATTAAGGAGAAGATGCTTCTCGCCAAGATTATCCGTGATACCGACAACAGTGCGGCTCTCGCAAATGGTAGCATTGGAAATTACCTTGGTTTCGAGGTCTTTGTCTCCAACAACATCCAGCACAGTGGCACCAACTGGTATGCCCCGATGTTCTTCATCCGTGACATGACCATTGGCTTTGCACACCAGCTTGAGAAGGTTGAGGCTCTGCGTGCAGAGGCCGCCTTTGAGGACAAGATGCGTGCGCTTAATGTGTACGGTGGCAAGGTTCTTTACCCTGCAACCCTCGCTGTTGCCTACGTCAAGTCCAAGGCTGAGACGGCAATCTAATGGCTAAGACAAAGAAGGTAGCGGATTCTGCGGAGTCCGCACCTGCTGTAAAGCAAGTGAAGGAAATCGCAAACCCTTGTGATTCATGCCCGAAAACATACGACAAGAAGAACTCTTTTTGCAAAACGTGTGTTAATTATAGAGGTTAATTATGGCTAGAAGTGCTGTTACTGTTTCAAAATGTTTGCTGTATAATACTCCATACGCTGTCACCGCTGATGATGCTGACAAGACAAATGACCACGAGATTGACGCAAAGGAAATGGCTCACGATCGTTTGCTGGTTAGGTTCCTTGGTGCTACCACCAAATACACCGCAACCATTCTCGCTGGAGCATTCTCCGATGCTTCTCTTGGCAACCTCGCCTTTGATGTGGATACCACTGAAACTAAGGTTGTTTGCCTTGAGTCATCCCGCTTCCTTCAGAGCGATGGGAAGATAAATATCGACATTGCATCTGATGGTCAAGTGACAGGTGCAAGCATCGAAGCATATCTGCTTCCGTAACTGAGTGGGGGAGGCAACTCCCCCTTACCCTTTGGAGGGATTATGACAAATAGAAACGAACTTGCTTTGGATGCGTTTCTCACTGCCGGAGGTAGGCTCGACCAACTCCTTCAGAGGGGCACCCCGAAGTATTTCATAAAGTCCACTGACG